GGAGACTATTTCTGGCAAGCGATAGTTTCAAAAGGTTCAACTGAATATTCTGTTGGGACAGGTTCGCTTGAAGTTCTACAGAGTCTTGCTTATACCGGATCTGTTTCCTCGATCCAAGAAAAGACACAAATTCAGCAGGATTTAGAAAGCGTTCAATCAGCAATTAGAACGTTAGTTAGTGGCGGTGTTATTAAGGAATATTCAATTGGAGGGCGCAGCCTTAAAAAATATGATCTTTCTGATTTGATGGCTTTAGAAAGTCGTTTGAAATATCAACTTAAGAGAGAACAAAAAGCAAGATTAATAGCTAACGGTCTGGGCAATCCGGCTGCAATGTACGTTCGTTTTAATTAATCATGGGAATTGTTAACGCATGGAATGCACTTTGGGAACCAAACCCAAGAGCAATAAAACCAAGAAGAAAAAGAGAATACGCAGGGGCCGAAGTATCTCGCCTTACTAGCGGTTGGGTCACAAGTACTAATTCAGCCGATAGCGACATAAAAGGCAGCCTTAAAAAACTTAGAAATCGTTCTCGTCAACTCGTAAGAGATCAGGACTATTGTAAAAATGCTGTTCGTGTCATTGTTGAAAACGTAGCGGGAACAGGCCCACGCCTTCAAGCACAAGTAAGGATGGCAAGAGGGGGGCGCTTGAACGAGCGTCTCAATCAACAAATCGAATCTGCTTTTAAGAGGTGGGGATACGCTGAAAATTGTGATGTTGCAGGAAAACTTTGCTATTCCGACTTAATAAGAAATGCGGTTGCTGCGTGGGTTGAATCAGGTGAAGTATTTATAAGAATCGTTAGGGGTCAAAAGTTTGGTGATAGTTCCGTGGCTATGGGGTTGCAATTGTTAGAAGCGGATATGATCGATGAGGATTACGAGGGGAAAGCAGAAAGAAAGGGTTGGCATTGGAAAATGGGAGTATTGCAAGATGAGTGGGGCAAGCCTAAAAAATACGCGCTACTAACTAGACACCCCGGAGATACCTTTTTTGTTAATCAACCAACCGACGGTAAGAAACATATTTTTATAGATGCGAAAGATATTATTCATTTGGCAAAATTTGAAAGACCCGGACAGACTCGCGGGGTGCCTTGGATGGCAAGCGCTATTCAAAGAATGCACCATTTAGAAGGCTACGAACAAGCCGAAATAGTAAGAGCGAGGGCAAGTTCGGCGCTAATGGCATGGATTCAAACCCCCGAAGGTGACTTAGAAGGTGATGACGTCGTTGATGATGAAAGGGTTTTTGACATGCAGCCCGGAGCCATCAAATACCTTGGCAGCGGGGAAAGCGTACATGTTCCAGACTTAAACGCGCCTGATGGTCAATTTGAGCCGTTCTTGCGTGCAATGCTTAGGGCTTTATCCGCGTCATTAGGTATTTCATATTCAACATTAAGTAGAGATAGCAGCCAATCAAATTATTCGAGTAGTCGATTAGATGTATTACAAGATCAAGAATCATTCAAAGCTTTACAAGCTCAATTAAGAGAGATTGTGTTGTTTAGGGTTTATAAAGAATGGTTGGAAATAGCCGTCTTGTCTGGAGCTTTGCAACTGCCTAATTATCAGACAGAACCCGAGCGTTATCAACAAGCAAGGTTTATGTTTAAATCGGCTGGATGGGTAGACCCCTTTAAAGAGTGCCAATCTAATAAACTTGCAGTTGAATCAGGCTTTAAATTACAAAGTCAGGTTTTAGCAGAGCAAGGTATTGACTACGAAGAATTTTTAGTTGCGCGTAAAAATGAAATTGATCTTGCAAAACAATTAGGTCTCGATTTTTCGGATAAACCTAATACGTCGCCTGAAACTGCATCTAAAGTAGATACAACTACTAATCAAAAGGAAGATGACGAAACGTGATTATGAGAAAGATCTAGTCCAAAGAGACTTTAATTTAGAAGTTAGAGAAGTAGAAAAAGAAGATAGAACGCTGGAATTTCCCTTTTCAAGTGAGGAGCCAGTACAAAGGTACTTCGGCCTTGAAACGCTGGAGCATCGAGAGCAAAGCGCAGATTTAGGGCGTTTAAATGATGGCGCTCCTGTTCTTTGGAACCATGACCCCGACAAGGTTATTGGTGTTGTTGAGCGTGCTTGGATTGATGAAAAGAAAAAGCGCGGCTATGCAAAAGTAAGATTTAGTGAGGAGGATTTTGCAGCATCAAAATTCAGAGATATAAAAAATAAAATTATCAGGAATATAAGTTTCGGGTACATGGTAAAGGACAGCGAGCAAAAGAAAGATTCTGATGAGGTGCTTGTTAGATCATGGGAAGCCTATGAAATCAGCGTTGTTGCAATTCCGGCAGATTACAAAGGGGCAGGCATAGGAAGATCGAAAAACAATACGGCTCCTTTAGAAACTACATCTAATATGTCTAAAGAGGAACGTTCTCCGAATGTTTCAGCATCTTCTGATGCGCCTGTAAACCCTGTAGTCGAATCAATGACCGCTAACCCTGAGAAATTGGAGGTGCGTTCAGAAGTTGACACCCAAAAAGTGATCAAAGCTGAGCGTTCAAGAATCCAAGAGATCCAAACAGTTGCCGCTAAGTACAACTTAAGTGAACTAGGTGAGCAATATATAAAGGAAGACAGAAGCATTGACGAGTTCAATAAAGCTGTTCTTCGTGAGTGGAAGCCTGAAGCAATTGCACCAAAGGCAGACGCTACTGACATCGGTTTAACTGAAACTGAAACACGTAGCTTCTCAGTTCTTAGAGCAATTGACTACCTTGCTAATCCTGGAAGCGCTGCAAAGCGTGAGGCCGCTGCTTTTGAAATAGAAGCATCTGAAGCCGCTGCTGCAAAACTAGGTAGAGCATCTAGAGGAATCACAATTCCTAACGAGGTATTTCGTAGGGACATGCAAACCTCACCCGATACAGCGGGGGGTAATTTAGTAGCAACGGAGTTAAGCAGCGATTTTATAAGTCTGTTAAAGAATGCGTCTGTATTGGCTCAAACAGGATCAACAATCTTGACCGGCCTATCTGGAAACATTTCAATCCCTAGACAAGGAAGCCAGCAGACAAGTTATTGGGTTGGGGAGGGTTCAAATGTAACTGAATCCGATATGACAATTGAGCAGGTCAACATGACACCTCGCACAATTGGCGCAATGACAGATATTTCTAGGAAGCTTTTAATTCAGTCTTCTTTAGATGTTGAATCACTTGTTAGATCTTCACTTGCTAGCTCTGTTGCTCTTGAAATAGATCGTGCAGCTCTTTACGGATTAGGCTCTAGTTCTGAACCACTTGGCTTGCATAACGTAACAGGCATTGCAACTGAAAACGTTGGCAATAACGATCCTAGTTTTGGTGATGTGGTCAACATGGAATCTGACATTTCTGTTGCTAACGCTTTGACTGGCTCTCTTGGTTATGTAACTAGAGCCAATATTGCAGGTGCAATGAAAGTTAAGACTAAAGATTCTGGATCAGGTCGCTTTGTTAATGAAGATGGAGTCGTTAACGGTTATCCCCTTTACGTCTCAAATCAAGTTGAAGCTGGTGACATCTGGTTTGGTAACTGGTCAGAATTGATCCTTGGATATTGGAGCGGCCTAGATCTACAAGTAGATCCTTATACAGGCGGTGCTTCTGGAAACGTAAGAGTAAGAGTCTTACAAGATGTTGACGTTGCTGTTAAGCATCCTGCAAGTTTCTGTCTGGGTGCATAAGCATGAAGATTGAAGCCTTAAGTTCATTCGGATTAAAAGGCGAAGTCGTTCAGGTTGGGGAGGTTGTCGAGGCTTCCCCCTCTGAAACAAGGCAGCTAATTAATTCAGGACAGGCAAAAGAAGCCGTTGTCTGTGAGGTTCAAAAGGAACCAAAACCAAAAGCTAAAAAAGCTACTAAAGCTAAACCCACTCCTACCCCAGAGGTAACTGAAGAATGACTATTCAAAATTTAGGTTCTAAAGGGACCGCCGTTGACATCCTTCCAAATGATGTTCTTGCCTCAACTGCTAATGGTTCAGGTGTAGATCTTCAAGGATATGAGGGAAGCGCTGCTTTCGTTCTTTCTTCTGAAGCAATGGGCGCAAGTGTAACTCTTGCCGTTAAATTGCAAGAATCCGCTGATAACTCAAGTTGGTCTGATGTTACAGACGGCGGGTTCACAACAACAGCAGCTAATACAGCAGCGTTTGAACAAATTGCATTAAACGTTTCTGACCTTAAGCGCTATGTGAGAACAAATTCTACTGTTGCAGGTGGAACAGGAACAGGAGCCGTAAACGTAACTGCTTACGCTTCTAAGAAGTACACCACCTAATAGTTAAGTGTCTTTTGCAGACGATTTAACTGAACTGATTGGAGTTAATTCCCCCTTTACCGTCACGGTGGTATCGGGGGGAACTTCTTCTTATGGAATTTTGGATGAACCCAGTTCAGTCGTTGCGGGAGATCAAGTCCTTTTTGTAGATAGAAATGTATTAGTTAAACATTCAGATTTTGGGAGTCTGGTTGGAGGTGATTCAATAACTGTTGATGGGGTGAGCTATAAAGTCCGCACAAATGAGCAAGGGTTAGATGGCCTTACTTGTCAAATCTCATTGGAGAAAGTTTAAATGGCCTCAAAAAGAGAAGATATTTTAGATGCAATTAAAACGGCTTTAGCGGGAACCGTTGGAGTCTCTACGAGGATTTATAGATCAAGGACTATTCCTCTTGCTCAACGTTCACAACTTCCAGCGTTAATTATTGAATGGAGTAATGACGACGCAGAACAGAACACTTCTCTTCCTACCCTTGATTGGTCTTTATCTGTAACGGTTACGGTTTTAAGTAGTGGCGATGTACCAGACGA